ATTCTTCTTTAGCTTTTTCAAGAGCCCCACTGTCTTTCAATTTTTGTATAGCAGCAGCACCCGCATCATTAGCAACATTTATAAGTTGCTTTGCTCCGTCCTTAATATCCTTTCCTGTGTTTTTAAGGGCAGCTTTATAACTTTGAGAGTCCTCAGCTTCTAGTAATGCCTCTAACAATAATTGTTCTAAATTCATACCAATAAATATCGTACGTCATGTAAAAGTCATTTTTCCTTTGCAATAAATTTGGCGTCACCGGACCCCTTTCGTATCTTCCGGGCATCGAGAAAAACGCGAAAAAACAAATTAATTTTTTAAACATGGAAGATTTGATGACCACCTACGAAGAGAACATGGAGTTCTTGAGCCAAGAGCAAATTCGTAAAAATTGCCCTACGGCATTTACCGAGAAACCCAGCAAGGAGGTTTCAGCACATTACACCCACATTCCCACTTTCCGAGTGATTGAGGATATGGAAAAACTTGGATGGGGTGTTGTTAGTGCCCAAGAAGTTAGGGCTCGTAAAGCCCACACTAAGGGTACTCAAAAACACATGATCACTTTCCGCAACACGGATATTGTTGTTGAAGGTAATGATGGTGATACGGTTTACCCCCAAATCATCCTTACGAATTCCCACGATGGAAAGAATTCGTTCATTTTCCAAGCAGGTATGTACCGCTTGGTTTGCTCTAATGGTTTGGTTATTGCCGACCAGGAGTTTGGTCGGATGAAAATCCGCCACATGGGTTATGATTTTGAAACCCTCCGTGAAACCATGACCGAAATGGTTGAGCAGCTGCCCTTGACTGTTGAGAGCATGAATAAGTTTAAGCAAACTAAGCTTACTAATGAGCAAAAGTATGATCTTGCTCGTAAGGCGCTTGCGACTCGATTTAAAGTCCAAGAAGGACAAAAAATTGAAGATGTTTACAAGATTGATCTTGATGCAATCTTGGCCCCAGTCCGTAAAGAGGATGCAGGTGATGACCTTTGGAACGTGTTTAATGTCGTCCAAGAAAAGGTCATTGAAGGTGATTTTGAATATGTGAGTGGTGTTAAGCTCCGCAAAGCTCGCCGAATCAAGAACTTCAAGCAAGACTTGAAGGTTAACCAAGAACTTTACGACGTTGCAAAGGAGTTTGCAGCGTAAGCCATGTTGTTTGTGTGAAGGGGGAGGAAACGCCTCCCCCGGATCGCAAAATTTGGAAATTTGTGAATTTTTTTGTATATTTCAACCCGAATGAAAAAAGAAATGGCTATTATTGAAACAATTTTAGACCAAGCCGATGTTTATGGACTCCGTTGTGAAGTTCGTTCCACAGCAATGGCCTTTATTAAAGACAACCCCCATCTTGGTATGGGATCCGCTTACACACAAGCGGCTTATGAATGGGATATCCTTTAATTTTTTAACCTTTTAATTTTTTTATTATGGAATTTATTCCTTATTTGATTGCAGCTGCTTTTGCTGCTATGTCCGCTGTTATGTTTAACCTTTATAATCGTGTTCGCGATCTTGAAGAAGCAATTGATGAGGTAGATGAAACCATTGATGAGATGGATGCAGACCTCGAAGAGGATTTTGCTCATCTTGAAACAGAAATTGCTGCCCGTTAAGGGTAGTAATTTGGTGAGGTGGCAGAGTGGTCGAATGCGCTTGTCTTGAAAACAAGTTTACGTAGAGTAACGGGGGTTCGAATCCCTCCCTCACCGCTATGAATTTTAGAACAGTACAGGGTAAAAAAGTTAGTCCTATTATCCATACTAGGAACATTATTAAAAATGAACCCCACGTTGAGACCCATATTGGAACCGATTCTCAACGATGGGGTTCAGAAATCGTATATGTAACTGCTATTGCATATCGTTACCCATTTCGTGGAGTCCATTATATTTATTGTAAGGAAAAATTTCCACCAATTAAAGACGATTGGTCTAGGTTATGGTTAGAAACAGAACGTACTATGCAAATTGCAGAAGTGTTATCTAAAGAATTTCCGGGTCTTCGTTTTGAAATTGATATGGATTATAATGAAGATGAATATTACATGAGTAATAAATTAGTATCAGCTGCTAAAGGGTGGGCGTCATCACACGGTTATAAGGTTAATATTAAACCTCATAAACAGATTGCCACGCGAGCCGCAGATCATCACTGTAAATAAACTATAACATATTTATAAACATGGAACCACGGTTAATCAAGGCTTTAAAAACACAAGCAGAGGCGGATAAACAGGAAGCTCTACTTACACTAGAAACCCTTTTAGATACTCCTGCTGGCATTGGAGAACATACTTCAGGTCACCTTTTAGAAGAGGCTAAAAAAGCAATTTGCAAATTAGGTGAGGCTGAGGATCAGTTGGAAACTATAAACAGGCACTTTGGATATAAATAAGATATTTGGTTCATTTGATTCTTTTAATTCATCCTCCAATAGTTGGGGGTTGAATCAGAGGGGGTATGATTATTATAACTCTCGCACTCTTCCTAAAGTAGATGAGAATCATCCTAGATATTTTATTAAAATGTTTTGCAAACTAATTAATAACCATCTTTCATATGGTAAAAAATTAGTTGATTTTTTCGGACAAGCTGATCCTTCTTTAGCGGTAGGTGAGATTGAGTATGCAGGAGAAAAAATGCTACATGCTCGAGCCTATGGTTTTATAAAAAAAATAGATTTAAAGGATGAGTACCATCAAAAAATCCTTAAAGAAGAAAATTCAAAAGAATTAAGAAACGCTTATATTTTAGCAATACAATTTTATGAAGAAGAAGAGGAGTACGAAAAATGTGCTTTTCTTAAAAAACAATTTGACTATATAAAATCTTTATCGTAACTTAGTTATAAATTTTAAAAAAAATGTATTTTAGAGACCACATTAATAGAAAACTTACTAATCTTGAAGCTAAATTAAAGCATATTGAATTCCATAACGGAAGGGGTAATACGCAAGAACTTGAAGCTTCTAGAAAAGAATGTGAGGAATTAGTAGAAGAACTTAAGGCCGTAGTTGAGCGAGAGCCCCGTACTGATAACGAATATAATAAAGTTTAATTATGCTTACAGCTGAACAAATTCAAACCAATTGGGAAGAATTCTGCAACAATATTGAGTTGTGGATTGAAGGGGAGCGGAAGGGACAGCTCCTTGAATTTTACAAAAAATATCAAGAGAGGATTATGATGATGCCCGCTGCCCATAAAAAAGAATATCACAACGCTTTTCCAGGTGGTTATGTTGATCATGTTAATAGGGTTGTAAAGTGTGCTCTTAATATTAATGATGTTTGGGTTGAAATGGGTGTAGATAATACAACCTATACCCTTGAAGAACTCGTATTCTCTGCTATTAACCATGACCTTGGTAAAATGGGAGATGAGGAACACGAATCTTATATCCCTCAAACTGATAAGTGGAGGAAAGATAAATTAGGGGAAGATTATATGTTCAATAAAGCTCTTCCATTCGCTTCAGTCCCAGATCGTGGTTTATTCCTTCTTCAATCCCACGGTATCCAGTACAATTTTAATGAGATGATTGCTATTCAAACTCATGATGGTTTATATGATGAAGCTAATAAAAAATACCTATTTGCTTATCAACCTGAACAAAAACCACGTACTTCACTCCCACTTATTCTCCACCAGGCGGATTTAATGGCGGCCCGTATTGAATTTGAGCGTGAGTGGTTACCTAAGTTTAAAAATTCCGTGCCTACCCAGGAAAAGAATTTTACATTAACCGCAGAATCTAAAAAATCAACCAAAGACAAAGCACTTTCTCAACTTGAAAGTAAAGGTCTTAAAGATTTATTTGATAAATTATGATAGAAACAATCGTCATCAGTGTGTTAGGAGTATTAGTTGTGATCTTAGGATTCACAACTTTTAACCTCTTACGTAAAAATGAAAAGCAAGAGGATATCCTTACAGGATATGTTACCTACTTGGATCAATTAAGTCGAATTATAGAAATCTCTGATGAAAAGCTCAAAAAAATAGATGAGCGTGAAATCTTTAAAAACGATGACGAAATAGGGTTCATGTATGAACAAATCAAAGAACTTCAGAGAATTCTATCCAACTTTAGGATAGATAAATTATGAGTGAAGTAAAAAGAAAAAGAAAAAAGAAAACAAAAAACCAATATTTTACCCAAGATACAGAAAATGCTATCATAAGGTATAATAATTCAACTGACCCTGAAGAGCGTAGTAGGATCTATCGAGATGAGATCCACTACGCTTTTTTTAAACTAACAGAAAACATAATCCACACCTTTAAATTTTATTACACAGAGGTAGACGAAATTGAACATCTCCAACATGAAGTCATTACATTCTTGTTAGATAAAATACACCTGTTTAATCCAGAACGTGGAGCTAAAGCTTTTTCATACTTTGGGACAATTGTTAAACGGTATTTAATTATACAAAATACTAAAAACTATAAAAAACGGATAGATAAAGCAGGGGTAGAAGAATTACATCATGACCTAAAATACTCCTATGATTTAGATTATAATCCTACTGAAAAAGATGATTTAGCGGATTTTTTAGATGAGTATTTAAAGTATTGCACTAATAATATTTACACTTTATTTCCTAAAGAAAAAGATGCTAAAGTTGCAGATGCAATTTTAGAAGTTTTTAGAAAAAGAGAAGGAATAAACATTTTTAATAAAAAAGCTATTTATCTTTATATTAGAGAAATGGTAGATGTTAAAACCCCACACATAACCCGTATAGCAGATCAATTAGGGGATTTATTTAAAAGTAATTACATATTTTATTTAGAAAATGGATATGTAGACTTTGATTAATATTTATATTTATTACCATGGGACAATTAGATAAAAATGTATTTGGTAATAAAAAATTTGCTGATCTTCTTGAGGAAATCTACAATAACCAGAAAAAAAAAGAAGAGCAAATCTCTACCCTCATATCAGAGTTAAAACCCCTCATACAGGATATTGGGGATGCTACTTTAGTAGTTCCCTTGCTTAAAGAATATCTTGAAATATCTGTTAAAAATGATGAGCAGCTTATTAAAATGGCTAATATTGTCCAAAAAGCCGTTCAAACCGAAACCGATGATGACAATTTTGGTATGACAGATGCCGAAAAAGAACAGTTATTAGGTGAGATAAAAAAATTTGGAAAGGATAAAGAATAATGCCTCAACAATACTATGGTATTTCCGCTCTTACAAAGCCTAACAATTCTCCCCAAAAGATTAAAACTTCTTCGGGAGAAGATATAATATCAGTTAGGGTAAAGGATATAATATTGGATGATACCCACCCTAGATTTAAAGATTATGGGGAGTGGAATAGCATAGGAACCATATTTTTTGATTCTGTTAAATTTCCTTTTGGAGGAGAAGTTTCAAATGTTGCCAAACCCCTTTTTTCAAACCAAAAATTTTTTCCTTTAATAAATGAATTAGTTTCAATAGTATTTCTTTCTTCCCCAGGAAGCCAAACTAACACTAATTTAACTATTGCTTATTATTTACCTCCTATAAATTTATGGAATAGTCAACACCATAATGCCCTACCTGATCCAACCCAAGAACCTAATCCTAATTCAAGAAATGATTATGCTAATTCCGAGGCAGGAGTAGCTCAAGATGTAAGGAGAGTAAATGATAATTCAACAGAAATAGATTTAGGGGAGGGGTTTAATGAAAAAATTAATACTTACCCTCTACAACCTTTTATAGGGGATTATATTTTAGAAGGAAGATGGGGCAATTCAATTAGACTAGGTAGTACTGTAAAAAATACTACAAATAATTGGTCCTCAATAGGGGAAAATGGTGACCCCATATTAATTATAAGAAATGGACAGCCCCAAAATCTTACCCAAGATAGTTGGGTACCCATATCTGAAAATATAAATGAGGACCAGTCATCGGCTTATTTTACTCAAGGGCAAAAACTTCCTATAGAACTAGCAAGTGATGATTACACTAGTTATACCCAAGGTCCCACTGTAGCTAAAGAATACACAGGAAATCAGATTATATTAACCTCAGGCAGACTAGTTTTAAATGCTAAAACTGATCATATCCTGTTATCATCTAATAATTCTATAAGTTTAAATGCTCCTACTTCTGTTAATATAGATAGTAAACAATTTACTGTAGCAGGGGGCAATATACACTTGGGGAATAAAAATGCCACAGAACCTATCTTAAAAGGGGATATAACTATAACACAATTATCAACTATGATAGATGCATTGGTACAGTTTTTTACTGTATATGGGAGTGAACCCCCCAATTTAAAAGTGGGATCTACTCCTATAGCAGGAGCTAATATAGTTCCTACTTTAAATTCTGTGAAGGCTGCACTCCAATCCGGAGCAAAATCAAAAAATAATTTTACTATATAATGGCCAACCCAATCTGCACCCCTACAGATGACACTAAGCAAATATTAAATTTGCTCCCTCCTCTCCCTAGTGTACAGAGGTTAGTAAGTATAATTATGAAAAAAGTTTCTGAGGTAAGAAACACTTATGTAGCAAAAATTACAGATTTAATTTTAGAACTAACAAGTCTTCCTGAGTGTCCCCCTGTAAGTAGGTTAAGAAGGATAACCCAAATTAGAAATAATTTAGTTAACCAATTAAGTAGATTATATAATTCCGTAAATAAACAAGCAGATAGTATCTCAGGAATAACTAATTTTATTAATGGGATATTAACAGCCATAAGGGTGGCGTCTGGTGTGGCTACAGGAGGTATAGTTGCAGGTGCAGTTGTTCCTTTTCCAATCCCAGCTGCAGCTAACTCTGCTATTGATGGAGCTTTACAAGCAGTTGAAAAAGCAAAATTTAGTGGTGATGGCACTCAAAAATTAATCCCATTACAAGCGGGAATCAACTCAGCTAACATTGCTATTCAATTATTTGTTAATTCTTTAAAAGAACTAATTTGTAAACTAGAAGAATTAGATCTTACTTTACAAGGGTGTATAAATAATCTTAGTGAAGCTGAGAAAGAAGAACTACAGCTAGATCCTATAGATCCCGCTATTATAACTTTTGTAGAACAAAGTGTAACTGAAAATACTGAAAGTGTTATAGAAACTACTTATAGAGGGTTTGTATTTGAAATACAAAAAGTTCCCTTTAGTCCCACAGTTGATAGAACAAGAGCAGTAGCTTTAAACCAATCTGGTATAGCACTTTTAGAGTCTGAATTATCCTTTACTAAGGACCCTTCGGTTTTAATAGAGGAATTAAAATTTGTAATAGACAGAGATAATTTAAGAGCAAATTAATTAGATATTTATAAGTAATGAAACAAAACGCATTAAAATTATTGATTAAACAAGCAGTTCGTGAAGCTATTCAAGAAGAACTAAAAGATATACTTCTTGAAGCTGTAAAAAGCCCAAAGCAAACTGTTGTTGAGCATATTCAACCTTTACCCCAAAAAACAGTTGAAGGTCCCTCTATGAGTTCTAACGAAAAAAGAGCAGCTTATCAAAACATATTAGGGGATATGCAAGCTCAATTTACATCTCAAAATGTACCTCAACCTTTTAACCCCCAAGGGGCAATGCCAGGGAGTGACCTCCCATCAGGTGAAGTTAATATGGACCAAATAATGGGTTTAATGAATAATAAATAATGGCAATTAAGCAAACCAACATATTTCCTTTAGATAAACAACCACGGAAAGCAGTTGGTGTGAAATTCCCCTTCTCAGAATTTGCCATTTCTGGTTCAGGAGCTACACCTTTCAAATCTAATTATACTACAGCTGATCAGATTAAATCTAATCTAGCTATATATTTTACTACAAACCCAGGGGAAAGACCTTTAAATCCTAATTATGGAGGGGGATTATCACTTCTTTTATTTGAACAATTAACTTCTAACACATTTGAAGATGTTAAAAAAATAATAGCTGACTCGCTTGCTATTTATTTTCCTGAAGTGGAATTAAAGAAATTAGAAGTATTTGAAGGAATAGAAAACAATACCCTAAAAGTAGTTATGTCTTACACAGTATTTAATAACCCTGATACTCTTGAGTTAAATTTTAACGCCTAATGTCTGGAACTAACAAAGAAATAAAGTACGTAAATAAAGATTTTGATACTTTTAGGGGGGATCTAATAGAATTTTCTAAGACTTATTTCCCTGATACCTATAACGATTTTAGCCCATCATCCCCTGGTTCTATGTTTATAGAAATGGCTTCTTATGTGGGGGATGTGCTTTCTTTTTATATTGATAATCAAATACAAGAAACCTTTTTACAATATGCTAGACAAGAATCTAATTTATATGATTTAGCATACGTTATGGGTTATAAACCTCGAGCAACTGGTGCAGCAACAGTAGACATTGATTTCTATCAACAAGTCCCCGTTAGATTAGTTGATGGAGAATATGTTCCTGATTATCGATATGGTCTTTTAATAAAAGAAAATGCAACTGTATCTTCAACTTTGGGTAACAATACTAAATTTTTAGTACAAGATGCTGTAGATTTTAAGGTATCTTCCTCATTAGATCCTACAGAAGTAACAGTATATACTACGAGCGGGGGTAACGCTTCAAGATTCCTTCTTAAAAAAACTAGAAAAGCAATCTCGGCTACTGTTAAAACTACCACTTTTTCTTTTACCACTGCTGAAAGATTCTCTACCGTTACATTAAATGAAAGTAACATAATAGGGATTCTAGACATTACAGATAGTGATGGGAACATATGGACTGAGGTCCCCTACTTAGCCCAGGAAACTGTGTTTGAGCCCATAAAAAACACAGAACGATCAGATGGTTTAAATCCTAATCCTCCTGCTTCGTCAGATTCTTCTGAGGTGCCTTATTTGTTAAGACTAAAAAAGGTTTCTAGGAGGTTCGTAACTAGATTTAAATCCAAAACTAGATTAGATATTCAATTTGGAGCAGGGACACAAAATGACGCTGATGTAGAGTTTGTTCCTAATCCAACAGATGTTGGAATAGGTTTACCTACTACTAAAGAAAAACTTACAACAGCCTTTAATCCTGCTAATTTTCTATATACAAAAACATATGGTATTGCCCCTAGTAATACAACATTAACTGTTAGATACTTAGTGGGTGGGGGGGTAACATCCAATATACAATCAAATCTACTAAACACCATATCAGGAGACATTCAGTTCCAACAAGAACAGTTGCAAGATAATACTTTAGCAAATGATATATTTAATTCTCTTATTGCTACCAACCCTAAGGGGGCATCAGGAGGGGATGATGGTGATTCTATAGAGGAATTAAGAAATAATTCTTTAGGTAATTTTGGGGGGCAATTACGAACAGTAACCCAAGAAGATTATCTAGTAAGAGCTCTAAGCTTACCTCCTGAGTATGGCACAATTGCCAAAGCTTATATTGAACCTATGAAGTTATCTTCTCTACCCCCAGGAGAAACTATTAAAACTTTAGATTTATACATTTTAGCATATAATAGTGACAATCAGCTTACTACTGCTACTACAGCTTTAAAACAAAATTTATCTACTTATTTATTACAATATAGAACTATAAATGATTCTATTAAACTTTCAGATGCTTATATAGTAAATATAGGGGTAGATTTTGATATTATTACATATCCCAATTATAATAGCAATGAAGTTATAGCTAAATGTATAAATGCATTAAAGTCTTATTTTAATGTAAAAAATATACAAATTAATCAACCTATTTTACTAAAGGAAATTTTTATTTTATTAGACCAAATAGAAGGAGTACAAACTGTAGGGAAAATACAAATCACTAATAAAACAGGAGGGAATTATTCTCAATATGGGTATGATATTGAGGGGGCAACCAGAAATAACGTTATATATCCCTCAGTAGACCCATCAATATTTGAAGTTAAATATCCTAATAACGATATAAGAGGCAGAGTAACAACATTTTAATCATGGCCATATATAAATTATTTCCCACA